ATCTGGGGCCGGGTGAACATTTCCGGGATGGGCTCGCGGTCGCCGGTTTCCAGGTCCACGATGCACCGCTGCATCACGCGCAGGTAGTGTTGCGAGTCGACAACGCGGATATTTTTCCGATAAGGGTCAACAGAGCTGGCGATATAGGATTCGATCGATCCAAAACCACTACTGAAACTTCCGACCTGTTGACCACCGAAAGTTCTCCAGGGTGTGCGCTCCTCAACGAAGTCGAGGATGTCCGACGGGACGCCGCCACGATACCCGCCGCTAACGACAAGAGGGCTGACCAACTGCGATACCCGCTTACCGAACGTGAATTCGATCTCGTCGAGATTCCACCAGCGGCCCTCGAACACGTAGCTCCACTGCTTCGGGTCGTACTGGTCAGCGTCCGGGTCCGGCCGAATCGTGAAGGGATCCTTGGCAACACCCTTGATCTCGCCGAAATCGTTCCTCTCGAAGTCGAGCCGGTAATCGTAGTAGCCGCGCCCGCCAATGATCCCATCGAGAAATACTTCCGTGTCGACATAGGGCTCCTTGTTGTTGATGGAGGTCTGCTTCACTATCTTGGTGATGAGCGCGGCGGTCGCCTCGTTGCTCGCGGAGTCGTCGGTGGGCAGGAAACGGTTGTCCAGCCGGTTCTGGCGGTGGTACCCGAGCACCAGGCGCACCAGCGGCGCAATCTTGTTCAGGGTCAGGTGGGGGCGATCTTCTTCATCGGCCGCCTGGATCTCCTCGGCCGACCACTGCTTGCCTTCCACGAAGTCGATGCAGTTCTTGGCTATTTCGGCCCACGATGAAAGCGCGGCGTCGGCGCGCAGGTAGCGATCCATCATCAGGAGCATCAGATCCTGACTGTGGCAGCCAGGCATCATCATGGTGGGATTGCGGATATCGGCGTAAGGATCGGCGCCAGCGATCTGCGCGCCTGGCTCGATCGACGAGTAGCGGGCAGGAAGGAAGAAGTTCGCCGGCGCGTTCATCTGTCGATCCACCCTGGGGCATTGCGCCGCAGCAGCATTTCAAAAAACTGCTCGCCCTTGATCTCTTTCAGCACGCGGCCGGCGCCCCAGTACCAGCCGTGGCCCCATTCGATGTCGATGTTGACCGCTATCCAGCGGCTGTAGTCGTGCCCTAGCGCTATCGATACATCGAGGATGGTGAGCCGGACCATGTTCTTGCGTCCGTAATCTTCTTCACCGATGGAGAGATCGAGGATTTTCACGATGCTATCGCCCAGCCCGTTTTGCCCAGGGCCTGTTCGCTTTCGCGCCAGTGTTCAGTTTCTGTGCCCACTTTGGTATTGCCTTTATTCCGTAGGCCGGAACCTCGATTGCGACATATGGTAACGCTAAATACTGTAGCGCGTCATGGGGATGCGTATATTTATTCGGGTGGGCCTCTTTGGAGTAGCGCGGAAGCCCGCTCATCTGCACGCGCCGGTAGTGGTAGCCGCCCCTGAAACCCTTCCTCAACATGATGCAGGACTGGTCCATCGCAAAGCCGTTTGTCTTGTTCAGGAACCAGGCGACGGCATCGCGGCGCGCGCTGTAATTGTTGGTTGGCGCAGCCTCGATGTCGAATCCGGCGTCGCGCACGATCTGGAATCCCTTCACTTCATCGTTCTCGCTCCTCTTGTCGCCTGCCGGGTCGCCGACGATGATGTACTTCCACGGTTCGCCGTTGCCGTCCGCCCTGCCGAAGCGCTCGAGGAGATATTGCTTCAGCACGTCGTTGGCAAAGCGCGTCATGCCGGTGGAGTGCTCCGGCGGCACGCATTCTCCGAGCACCAGTAGGCGGCCGGTGGAGGAGCACTGGCCTGGAACGGCCGCCGGCGACAATCCGAAGTCAAGCCCAATGCGGATTGGTTTCCCATCTATCGGCTTTAACTGCCGCTTGGCGCCGTGGATCAGGTCGTCGTACTCAGATTCGTAGCAGGCGAGGCCGTCGATGACCTTGCCGTACTTGTTGAGCACGTAGATATCCACCCATTCCTTGGGCTTGCCGGCGACGAGCAAGAGCCAGTAGGCGTGCCCCATCGGCTGGCCGGACACGTTCTCGGCGGCAGGGTTCGGCACGTAGGATCCCTGAGCCTCGAGGAGCGCCGGCGGCTGTTCGAAGAAAGCCATGAGGGTGCGGTCCATGCCGATCTTGGCGAGCTGCTCGCGCAGGTTCTTTTTCAGGTCGTCGATGCGCTGCGCCTCGTCCGGATCGTCCGCGCCCTCGGCGAGGCCGTACCACCAGTGGTCGTCGTCCATGGAGTTCGTGTCCATGATGACGCCGGCCCAGGTGAACGGCGCGTCCTTCTTCTCCGGGTAGCGCCCGACGCGGCCGGTCCCCATGTCGAGGATGGCGCTATCCAGTTCGGACGCCTCGTTCAGCCACAGGCCGGTGATATCCAGCGACTTCAACTTGCCGACGTCGGCCGGCTTGTCGCAGGAAATGAACACCACTTCCATGTCGACGGTGGTGTGGTCCGGCAGGCGCAGGACCATGCGCGCGGTCATGGGCTCGCCGCGGTTGATCGGCGCGATCGACTCCGGCACCCAGGCGGAGAAGGTTTTCATCGTCGTGGTCTTGAGCTCGCCATAGGTGTTGCGGATCGCCCCCCAGCGGGTGCGGCGCTTGCCATGCCGGTCAGGCGCCTGCTGGTGCGCCCGGATCACCATTTCCATGACGCAGGCGACCGACTTCCCGGAGCCCATCGGCCCGCGGATCCCGCGAATGAAGGCATCGGACAGGTGGAACTTCGCGCAGGTGGGCTCGGCGTTGTAATCCCCGATGTACGGGCCGGTGTTCGTGCCGAATCGGTCGAGGACGGCAGCCATCAGGCCATTCCCTCGCGGATAGTGACGCCGTTCGCCGCGGTGAATGTCCCGTTTCCGTCGAGGCCAACCCCATCCGGCGGTGCGCCAAACGGACGCCTGTTGTTGGCGAACACCGCGGCCTGATATTCGGACAAGGCTTCGAACACCTGGCGCGCGCGCGACGTGTCCTCCGGGATCTCAGGCAGGGATAGCGTGAGGACGAGGGTTTTCATGCGAAGCGCTGGTGCGGAAAGAGGCCGCGCGGCGCCGGCTTCATCAGCTCGAGCTTGTCCTGCTCGGTCAACTCAGAGGGATCGAATATAAACGCTGGTGAGCGCGGCCAAGGCCAATCGAGGGAGGGGTCGGCGGAGTGCGCGGTGTCTGGCCCCGCCTCCGCCGCCCCTATACTGCGTGGCCGCGCGCTTGTATCCGTGGTTGCGAGGGCTGGACTTGAACCAGCGACCTCCTGGTTATGAGCCAGGCGAGCTGCCAACTGCTCTACCCCGCGATTCTTCGAGGGCGCCGCCTCGGAAACCCGGCCATTGGGCTCGGTACCAACTTCCTCAGCTTCTGGCACCCTCTGATTCAAGTCTAGGCCATCCCCGCCAGCGCTGTCAAGGTAGGTGAGCGAGTCCTCCACGAACTCGAGCGGCCGAAGCCCCGGCCGGATGACGATCTCCATGCTCGCCGCGCGCAGCACATCATCATCCCGCGCTACCCCCTCAATGACGAGGCCCCCAGCGGTCTCGAGCACCGGCGCTTCGACCGAAGCCCCCGCATCTGCAGCCGGTAATGCGCCCGCGGCCGCCTCGCCCGCCACCACTGACGGCAGTGCCCCCGCCAATTCCTCTGCATGCTCATGCTCCCGGTTTTCCGCGCGATTTTTCGACTTATCCACAGGTCAACTACGCCTTGGTCCGCTGCACCAGATGCGCACTCACGCTCAGGGCAATGTTCGACACACCCTCCTCCGTGGTGCTGATCGACCCATTCACCGATACCTGCACATCGCGCTCCTCATCCGTGCGCAGCATGTCGATGAACGTCTTGACCGTCGCAACCACGTGCAGCTGGTCCTTGTTGTGCACCGGCTGCTGCTCGGCCACAGCGCGCATTCTCTTGCGCACTTCCTCGATCGCGTGCGCTTTGTCCACTGCCTTGACGTTGAACGAGTAACTCATGGTTTTTTGCTCCAGAAAATTATAAAAATTTTGGGATAGGCAAACCGAATGCTGCTCCACCTGTCGGGGATTCGTCAAACTGTTCCACGTGGAACCCGGATGAAGGAGGGAGATACAACCCGCTCTCTACACGCCGTGCACCGTGGGCCCCGCGGCGACGCGATGCCCTGCCGCGTGCGGCCATCGTGCCAGGGCCGCGGCCAGCTCGCGCGGCGGGCAGATCCCAACAGCCGCACCCCGCCAACAGTGAAGGGTGGGCGGCAACACCATCGACCCGCATCGACAGTGCTGCACCCCGGCCAGGTGGCAACCCGAAGGAGCGATGGCGCCGTGGTGCTGGTCGAGGTATGGTCGCCCATTGGACGGTCAGAACAGCGGCGGCTTGCCCGCGACTGTCGGAATGGTGGCAGTTTGCGCCTCTTTCGTGATCTGCGTCACGTTTGAGGCTGGAAGTGTCGAGATATCGACGGATTCTGGCGCTTTATCGTGGCCATCGGCCCGCGCGGCCCGCGATCTGGGAGCGTGGGAGCGTTCCTTGGCGGTCGGTTTGGCCAGTTTCGGCACTTGCCGCGGCACTTGCCGGGCTTTTGCCGGCTTCCGGCTGGTCGTGGCCTCCATTGTGATGGTTCGGCCCTGGGCGATCGGCGCGCCAAGCTGCATCGGTACGCCTCCGAGGTTGATATTGAAGATCGCGGCCGCGCCCGGTGGCGCTTTGTGCTTCTCGAAGGCGCCCTTGGCCTCCAGGAGCGTGCGCAGCGGGCCATGCTTCTCTGCCAGCCGCACCTTGCGCGTCACGACCTTGGTGCGATCCTCGCCGCGACCTTCCCAGCGCTCCTCCTCCTGGTAGCTGGACACGGCAGCGGCCGTATCCGCGTCCCATTCGTGCGGCGGCCTGATGTTTCCGTGCTCGTCAAAGAGGTTGCGCACATCGGAGCGGCCGAGGCGCGTAAGTTCATGTTCCAGTTGAGCAATCGTGATCCCTGATTTCTCGGACCACGATTCGATAACCCGGCGAATTTCGGCCTGGACGCGAGGATCGGCGAACAATCGGCGCGCCTCTGTCTTTGCGGCGTTGTTGCTTGACCCTGGGTAAGCGTGCTGGTAAGCCTTGATCTGATTACGATTTAGCGCCCAATGCGCGGCAAAAGCGTGCATGGCGGGCGTGATGAATGGCAAGGAGGCGCGATAGGCGACTTGCTGGTTGCTGAACGATTCGTCGTCGATGTCGTCTTGCGCGGCAGGTGCGGTGTCTGCTTGCATGCGTCCCTGGTCGATCAGTTGAGTGC